GGGGGCGGTGGAGCCCCAGGCGGCGCAGGCGGCTCGTGAGGGGGTGGCACCGCAGGGTCAGCCCCACTAGGCGCGGGTAATGCTGGCGCAGCTAACCGAGGGGCGGGTGGTGGCGGTGGGTCAGAGGGCGACGCGGGTGGTAGCGGGTCGGTCGGGCAAGGCGGGGCAGGTGGAACTGGATTCTTTGTCTTCCGTTACCTTGGCCCACGCCGTGCAACGGGCGGCACCTACACGTTTGTTAACGGGTACTCAATCCACGCCTTTACTACGTCAGGGAACTTGGTGACATGAAGGTGACCTATGATCCCGCGCTGTTTCAGAATACACCTGCCAAAATTAAATTTAGGCAAGATATTTTAACGGTGCAAGAAGGCATGGAAAAGTTAATTGCCGAGGGTGCGATCCCCTCAACGCTAGAAGACTGTACGCTTAAGCACTACTTTACACCTAAAGATGAAAAGTACGGATGTTGTACCTATGCCCGCGAGATGCTAATCCCAAAAGGAACGCTGATCATTGGTAAAATTCACCGCCACCAGCATTTGAATTTTATCTCTAAGGGCAAAGTTATTGTTTTTACCGAGTTTGGTGAAAAACATTTAGAAGCACCTTGTACGTTTATCTCTGAAGTCGGGCTTAAGCGCGCCGTGTACGCCGAGGAAGATACGCTTTGGACAACGGTTCACATGACCGAACACGTTGGCGAAGAAAATTTAATTGAAATTGAGTCAGAAGTTATTGCCCCTAGTTACAATGACATGGGCTTAATCGCTTCATTTGAAGTAAAGGAAATGTTATGACTTGGGGAATGACAGCTGTAGCGGGTGCGACTCTTGTAGGTAGCGCTCTTAGCGCAAACGCGGCAGGTAAAGCTGCTAGCGCGCAACGCGACGCTTCAAGCGAAGCACAAGCTAATCAATTAGCAATGGCGCAAACGGCTATTGAAGCGCAACAAGACATCCTAAATAAACAACTTAGGGCGCAGCAAGGCACAATGGATCGACAGCTTAAAGCGCAATTTGACGCGCTTGAGCAACAAAAAATAGCTTTAAGAAATGCGTATACCGGTCAGTTAGATATTGCGGGCACAACCCGAGATCAACAACTTGGTATTGCGGGCACAACCCGCGATGAACAACTTAAACTTGCCCAAGGCGTTTTAGATGATCAATTAAACGTATACCGCCCATACAATGAAGCAGGGTTAGCCGGTCAAAACCGTTTGCTTGAATACCTTGGAATTGGCGGCAGCGCGGGCGCTAAAGACTATGGCAAGTACGCGTCGGCTGAGTTTACGCCTGATCAATTTTTAGCCAATCAAGACCCAGGCTACGGTTTTCGTATGTCTGAAGGATTAAAAGCCGTTGATCGCCAAGCTGCTGCGCGTGGGGGGTTGATTTCAGGCAATGCTCTCAAAGCCTCGCAAACGTACGGTCAAGACATGGCGTCGCAAGAATACCAAAACGCATTTAATCGGTTTCAAACTTCACGCGCTGGCACTCTTAGTCCTTACCAAAGTCTGCAAAATGTTGGGTTTAATGCGGCAACGGGTATGTCAAATGCTTACGATAGGTTTGGTGACCGTAGCATTGGTGCGGTAGGTGGGTACGGTTCGGCAGCGGGTAATGCTGTTGGTAATTATGGATCAATAGCGGGCGGCGCAACAGGTGCTTATGGCACAAATACCGCTAATATGGCGGGCACTTACGGCAGCAACACATCTAACATTTATGGCCAAATTGGCACTCAAGAACAACAAGCGTATGCTAACTACATTAATGGGCTAACAGGCGCATTAACAGGCTACGGCAACGCAGCAAACAACTTAATTACAGGCGCGGGTAACGCTACTGCGTCAGGATATGTCGGTCAAGCCAATGCCATTAATCAAGGAATTAGCGGCGTAAGCAATGCGTACTATCAGAATCAAATGCTAAATTTGTTTAGAAATAAACAAACACCAACGCCAAATACTGGTTTTGGTACGGGCAGCCAATTTGGCAACGCAGATTATGGTACGTCTTTTTAAGGAATAATTATGCCAATTGACCCAAATATTGCAATGGGTGTACGTCCTATAGAGCAGCCTAATATGCTTGCTCAAATGGGGCAAATGATGCAATTGCGAAGTGCCCAGCAAGAGTACGAAGGACAAAACGCATTGCGCGACGCTTTTGCATCAGGCGGCAGCTTAAACGACCCTGCGTTTGTTCAGCGTTTACGCGCGGCTAACCCTAAAATGGCGTTAGACATTGAGGCTAAACATTTAGCTGGCGAAAAGACGCGGAGCGAATTAGTGGGGAACGCGTACAAAAATTCACGCGAAGCCCTTACGATGGTTAACTCGCCTGAAAGTTTACGCGCTTATACGCTTAGTCAGTTTAACGACCCCATTATTGGCCCCGCGCTTAAAGCGCGAGGTATTACACCTGAAACAGCAGTTGCAAACTTAGATAGAGAAATTGCAACTTCAGGGTTTAACACCGTACTCAAAAAATCCGCAATGGGTCTTGACAGTTTTTTTAAAGATGAAACGTCGCGCCGTAACACGGACGTAAGTTCGGGCGCAAGTTATCAGCAAGCTGAAACTGCACGGCAACGCTTAAAAATGGAACAAAGTGGTACTTGGACTAAAGGTATTATTGGGGATCGTGTAGTGTTGGTAAATAACCGCACCGGCGAAATAAAAGATGCGATGATGCCTGAACCTGAACCAAGCGGTACGGTTACTGTTGGTCCTATCACTACCATACCCGAGCCAACAGGTGGTGGAGCGGCGCCAATAAACGCTTTAGCACCTCAGTCTGCTGCGGGCGCGGCGCCTGTAACTAACGCTTTGGTACAGCCACCGGCAACGGCAACGCCTGCGCGGCAACCTTTAACTACGTTTAACCCACAAAAAGTAGCGAAAGAAACCGTTAACGCTGCTGGCGATGTTACGCAATTTAATGAACGCGGCGAAACCATACGCGTGGTGCCTAAAGCTGGTAAACCTAGCGCTGCGGTTGAAAAAGAACAAGCCGCAATACAAAAAGTACCTGAAGCAATTGCAATGAACAACGACGCTATTCGTAAAATTGATGAGATGATTGGCGGCGTAGACGCAAGAGGCAATCCCTTAGAAGGTGCAAAAGGCCAGCCTCACCCAGGGTTAAGCAAAGCTACCGGTTTAGGCGGCGGCGTTATGCGATTCTTCTCCGGCACCGAAGGTAAAAACTTTGAAATTAGGCATAAAGAAGTTTTGTCACAAGCTTTCTTAGATGCGTTTGAAGCCCTTAAAGGCGGCGGCGCTATCACCGAGAAAGAAGGTGATAAAGCTACGGCCGCGCGCACCCGTATGGATTTGGCACAATCTAAAGAGGAATATATAACCGCCGCGCGCGAATACCAAGGTGTGCTAAAACGTGGTGTAGAGAACGCTCGAGCCCGTATGCAACGATCAGGCACAGCGCCCCCTGCGGGCGCACCGGAAGACCCATTGGGAATTAGATAATGGCAACAATTGCTGAAGTTCGCGAAAAGTATCCGCAATATGCAGATATGCCGGACGCGGCGCTAGCCGACGCATTGCATAGCAAATTCTATGCAGATATGCCAAAAACGGATTTTTACACCAAAATTGGGTTAACGCCTAGCAATGGTATGCCCGCGCCTCGGCGAGAAGAGCCTAGCATGGCTACGCAATTTGGCCGCGCTACAGCATCCGCGCTTGATACGACCGTGGGTAGCGTTATTCCTTTTGTCGCCGGTCAAGTAGCCTACCCGTTTATCCGCGCGGCAAACGTGTTGCCTGGCGTTAATATGCCCGCCAAACGCGCTGAAGAGATCACCGGCAAAATTACCGGCGCCCTTGACCAGCCTTTTGGTAAAGCCTTTGGTGTTACTGAAACGCCCGAATACAAAGGCGAGGCCAGTAATCAAGTCATGCAGTTTATCAGCGAAAACATTAACAAGGGCGCTGATTGGGTGTCTGAAAGGACAGGTATCCCTGCGCCTGACGTTGTCAACATGGCGCAAACGCTTATGGTTGGCGCGCCTAAAGGCGTCAAGATGGCTACGCCTTACGTCCAAGAAGGCGCGGCGGTAGTTAAAGGTGCAATTAAAGACATCCCGCCAATCAAAGCAGCCATTGAAAGATCGACAGAAAAGAAAATCGCGCAAAGTTGGGAACGCGCGCCTCAGATTGAGGCCGCCCAGTTAGCCCAAAAATACGGTATTGCGCTCGACCCTGCGCTATCAAACCCCACCGCGCGCAACCGGCTGAAATCAGCGGTTGTAGGCGAAACAGGCTTAGACACAAAACTAGCTGTATACAACGAACCCAAATGGGCAGCAATTGTAAAAGACGATTTAGGGCTTGGGCAGAACAGCGTACTAGATAAGAAAGCATTTGATAAAGCTCGCGCAGCGCCCGAAGTAGCGGGGCCCTATGAGGCCGTGCGTAACATCCCGTCGGTAGTCATCCCCGAAACAACTTTACAATCGCTTGATCGGCTGTATGTCGAGCCGTTGTACGGCGACACCGGTCAAGCTGCCAAATCCAACGCGTTTGTGGACAAATTAAAAACTGATTTGGCACAAGGTGGCAATGGCACAAAACTGTTAGATAGCATCCGCAGTTTGCGCCAAGACGCGCAAGCTATCTATCACGCTGAGAAAGCGGGTAATCCAATTACGCCCGAGCAGCGCGCCAACGCCAACGCTAAGATGGGTGCGGCCACCGCGCTTGAAGACGCCATCACGGCTAGTCTTGAATCACCTAAAGCGCGCAGTGATTTTAACCGCGCGCGTACGCGCATGGCGCAAATCTATGACCTAGAGTCAGCAACCAACTTTGCAACCGGTAAGGTTGACCCGTCAGTACTTGGCAAGATGGCCGCCGAGGGCAAACCCATGTCAGGTGTGGTGGGCGACCTTGCTGCAATTGCAGCAAATTATCCTGAAGTCAGTCGGTTAGGCGCAACCAACAAAACCATCCTACCGCGTATGTCACGCGCCACAGTAGGCGGCTTGGTGGGTAGTGTTGTGGGCGGCTTGGCGGGGCCTGTAGGCGCTGCTGCCGGTATGGGAATAGGCGCGATAGGTAGCGACATTGCGGGGCGTATTTCAGCCAAACGCATGACGTCACCAAGCTACCAAGCCTCGCGGGCCATCCCTACGGATTACCGGCCACCGGTTAACAACTTGCGCCCTGTCGAACCTGGCCAATCTAACATTGTGCCGTTTGATCCGCGCAACGGTCCAAACTTTGTATTCCCCTCCGGCGAAACCGTGCGGATGCCTTTTGATCCCAACAGGCCTGACGCGCGTCAGCCAATGGCACAAGGTCAGGCGCCCGCACCGGCCAACGCTTTGCGTCTTGGTTTAGATCAGGCGCCTGAAGTTACGGCTAGATTGCGTGCAGAAGACGCAAGGCGCGCGCGTATGGCTCAAACGGCTGAAGCCCAAGGGTTGGCTGCTGAAGCTAGCGCCCGCGCGCCTACACGCGGCGGTACGATTCTTGACTTGGACCCCATTAGCGGCAAACTGACGCCAGTAAGCCAAGGCATTCGCGGCGCTACGCCCGAAACCTTCCAAAACTATATGTCATCGCTTAAAACCGCTGTTGACAAAGTAACGTCCAAGCAAACCTTTAACTTGACCGCCGCTGAAAAGATTGCGTGGGAAAGGACCAAGTTTGACATTGCCGAGATTGACCCAAGCTTTAGAGCCTTGGGCGACAAGGCTATTGCCGAACGCATGATGGACCGTAAGTGGGTCGAGGGTGCAGTTGTCAAAGCGCGAGAGCAAGCACGGGCGTTTGAAGAGATTGCCAAACGTGCAAAGACCGACGCCGATATTCGTGCCGCTCAAGCCTCACGCGAAAAAATGCTTGATGTTGCTGAGATGATGGAGGAAAATCTACGGGCGCCGCGCGCTGACGCATCACGCAAACAACAAGGCCCCAAAACGCGCACCGCAATTCAAAACAACATGATTACCAACCGCACCAACCGTAACGCATTAAGGGAAGATTAATGGATTGGCAGAACTTCATCAACTTAGGTGCCGGTGGTCTACTCGCGGTAGGCGGTTGGTTTTGTCGTCAGTTATGGGATTCAGTCAAGGAACTCAAGACTGACATTGCTAATCTCAAGCTGCACGTCAGCGACGCTTACGTCAAAAAGAGCGAGATCGACACAATTAAGTCTGAGATGGACAAACGCTTTGACCGCGTTGAGATGTTGCTTGACCGCTTGTTCGATAAACTTGAAGCCAAGGCAGACAAATAATGTTTCCACTCATGGATGTGCTTGGCGTTGGCATGAAGATTTTGGATAAGTTTTTCCCTGATCCTGAACAAAAGGCTAAAGCTCAACTTGAGTTAATGCAAATGCAGCAGAATGGCGAATTAGCCAAGATGCAAGCCGATATGCAAGAGCAGGGAGAGCTCACCAAGCGTCAAGAGAACGACATGAGGTCTGACTCATGGCTCTCCAAAAACATTCGCCCTATGACCCTTATAGCGATCCTAATAGGCTATTTTATCTTTGCCATGATGTCAGCGTTTGATCTTGATACAAACGAGAAGTATGTTGAGTTGCTTGGGCAATGGGGCATGTTAATAATGAGCTTCTATTTCGGTGGTCGCACCCTTGAAAAGATCATCGACATGAAAAACAAAACGCCCGAAAAGAGCGACAAGTAATGGTAACGGCTAAAAAGCCTGCGGTTAAACGAGCGCCAGTAAAACGGGTTGCAAAACCTGCGCCTGTTAGGAACCCAGACTTTACAGACAAGGTTGTTGATCTTATCAAGTGGGTAGACAGTCCGTTCAAGCTGATCTCGGTGGTGCTGATTGCGTTTGTTGCGTTTGCTGGGTACTTTGCTTGGGACTCACGGCAAGTCATTCTAGGTGCGATCAGTAGCAAAAAGACTGAACTCAAAGAACCGTTGCTTGTCGAGGCTATTGCCAAGTCTTTAATTTACGATCTGAGCGCAGATGTGGTGGTTGTTAACTCTGTCAATCTTCAGTCAAATAGCCGCACAACCATCTTGGCAATGAGCAATCAGGGTCGTGAAAAATCGCTTGAAGGCGTAATCAACGCTTTGTTTACCAGTTCGCCTGAACGCAACCGTGCAGTCATCACAATGTTTCAAGGCGAGGTGCATTGCGAAACGTTTGTACCAAGCTCAAAGCTCGGTGAGTACGTTGTCAAACATGGCGTGACGTACATGTGCCGTGGCGCTATACCGCCTGAACAAGGCAGGTTTGTAGGCTACATTGCGGTGGGTTTTAAAATACCGCCTAAAGATATTATCCAAGCGAAGACTCGCATCAACTTAGCAAGCACGGAGATGAGTAAATGATTAGTAATTGGCAAAAGTCGTTTGAGTTGATGCTGAAATCAGAAGGGGGTTACGTTGACCACCCCGCTGACCCTGGTGGTCGGACAAACTTAGGTGTTACCCAAGCTACTTGGGAAAACTGGGTAGGCCGCGCAAGTGATGAAGCCGAGATGCGTAGCCTGACGCCCGAGAAGGTCGAGCCCCTGTACAAGAAAAAGTATTGGGATGCCGTGCGCGCTGATGATCTGCCTGTTGGGCTTGACTACCTTATGTTTGATTTCGGGGTTAACGCAGGGCCTGGGCGGGCTATCAAGGTCATGCAATCTGCCGTGGGTGTGACACCTGACGGTGGCTTTGGCCCCATGACGCTTGCCGCTGTGCAGGCGATCGATCCTGTTGAACTGATTGAAAAGTTCAGCCAAGCCAAGGAAGACTTTTACCGCTCCCTTGGCACCTTTGCAACTTTTGGCAAAGGCTGGCTAAACCGTGTGGCTGACGTTAAAGTCAAAGCCAATTCAATGCTCGCATAAGTGCGCGGCGCCACAAGGGGATGTACGGTCGAACGTACCGCCCCGTGTGGATTGAACGCGCGATGCGCCCTGTCCAGTTGGCGCTAGTACGGTCAATATTTCTTGATGCAGTATTCACAGTACCCTCCTAAAAGATCACTACAGACTTGACCGCACCCGTCGCAGATTAACTCGCGGGGAAATGGTGGCGGGGGTTTCTCGCGTGTGTTAAACAGCCACAGAAGCGCCGCTACCATCAAAGCCATCGACGCGTAGAACCACATTATTATGTCGTATACCATTTCGTTTCTCCAATAGAATTTGAATGTCCACGCGTAGCATCAGGTGTTGATGACGCAGCCTAGCAATGTCGTCGTCGATCTGTGCGAGATTCTCAATAATCTGTTTGTACACCTGGCTCTCGGTCATGTCCTCTCCTCAATGTTATAAAACCAATCGGTGCCGGTTGTCCACTTTCTTGTGCCGTCCACCGTCCAAAACGTTTGTGCTGCTTGAAAGTCAGGGTGCTTGGTGTCAGCAGGGATAAGGCTTTGGTCGTACCACAGGCACCGGTTGTTCGGCTGACAAGCAAACTGACCATTGTCGAGCCTAAGAAAATTAAAACTCTTATGCTCCTCGGCCTGTTCGGTAAAGCCAGTATCCACGTCCTGACCATCCGCGCAAAAGTCCACCGTGAACAGGTACTTGCCAAAGACCCACGTCTTGTCTTTAGACATAAACTTAACGCCTAGGTTACGCAGTCCAATCTTCTCAATGACTGTGAACTTGTAGCCCATGCAATCCCAAAGCTGTAGAACGTCAATAGGCAACGCCGCAGGGCTATCCGTGTGCCACACATAGGCGTGTATAGGCAGCTTGTCGTACAACGCGCCATAGGCGGGCAGAAGGCTCTCAATGCGAAACACTTGACCCCTAAGTGCCTTGATGCTCACCCAAATAGCCGGTTCGTATTCGCCGTGGCCTTTGGTGAAGTTGTACAAAAACTCACGGCGCACAAAACACTTGAGCGGGGGTAGCGATGCAACTATGTAACTCATGTGTTCTTCTTTTTAAGTTTAGCTTCAATAAATTCGGCCATTGTTTTTGCAAGTATTGGTAACAGCTTAGTTCTATTAGCAAAATCTTCATGGTCGTCATCCGTCAGCCCGACCCATTCTTTGCGTGGAGGTGCAATTGCTTTTAACTCCCGCGCAGCCTCAAGCGCTTCGGCGATCTTTTCAGACCAAACGGAGTTTTGTGCAACCGATAGCGCATCAATAATCAAATCAATTTTCTTCATGGGCGCAGCCCCTCTTTCAACAGTTCAATACGCTCACGCGCAACGCGCAGAGAGTTTGCGCGCTGGTGCAAGCGCAACAGCATCTTCACCCTGCGTTCGTGAGTGCGTTCGTACTCGAGCATGACCATGATCTCTTCTTCCGTAAGAGATGCCATGTTCTCATTTAGTTTTCGCCAAGTGATTTGCATATCTTTCCTCCAGTTTTTTAACAGTTACAAAAACACGGTTGTAGGCCCGTGTCGCTTCGTTCATTAACTTCTGCCTGTGGCGCAACACGTTCTTGGCCGCAGACAGTTGCGCGCGTAATAGATCAATTTTCATTTCTTACCCTCTTGCTCTGATTAACTGGGCGCACCCAACAACAACATCAAGGCACAATTTCAACAATAATGGTTCTGCTTCTATGCCTTTAAAATCAACTCCTGTTTCTAACGCCTTTGCACAAGCCTCACGCTCATCTTGGCGCACTAGCTCGGCAAAGCGTTCAAGGTCGTTATCACCACTTTGCCAAAAGCATCCTAGCGTGTTGATCATTCCCGCCTCTTCCGCCATTTCTTTTACGTTCATTTCAAAGCCTCCAAAGCAATATCAGACACGGCGCGCTTGTCATGCAACGCCGCCCAAATCTTCTCATCAACGGTATTGTTGGTGAGCAACACATAGACCCACACATCGTTTTTCTGCCCCGAGCGGTGGATGCGCCCTACGGTTTGCTCAAACAATTCAAGGCTCCAAGGCAATGACAAAAAGACCATCCGGCAACCGCCGTGTTGCAAGTTAAGCCCATGTCCGGCGCTCTTGGGGTGGACAAGTAGCAACTCCACTTCTCCCTTATTCCAGCGGTCAATTGCGTCTTTGTCATCAAGGGTGACGGCGTGGGGGTACTGGCGCTTGAGTTCGGCAAGTTCTTCTTTGTAGGTGTAGGCGATGATGGTGTTCGCACGTTGGTTCTCCTCTAGTAAATCATCTAACAAATCAAACTTGTGACGGCTTAACCAAATGGCTGTTTGTACGGTATCAAACCTACCTGGGCTTTCGCTTGCCGTTGTGTTGGTGTGATAAATAAACCCTGACGCCATCTGTTGCAGTTTGCCCGTCACGACCGCCGCGTTGATCGCCTCAATGTGTGTATCGCCAAACAACAACACAAAGTCTTGTTTCATTTTCTTGTAATTCACCATGTCCATGTCACAGCGCATCTCTACGGTGTGGCAAGGCGGCAACTTATCGGCGTACTCACCAGGCTCAAGCAGATAGGTCGCCGGTTTGATACGTTCCATGACCGACTGCAACGCCTTGGGGCGGGGTGCCCACTCGCCGTACTCTTTGTTCATCAGCACAAAGTACGTTTGCATAAACGCGCCTTTGCTGCGCCCAAGCAACGATTGGTCAACGATCTTGCATTGACCAAACACGTCTTCTAGACCGTTCGACGTAAACGATCCGGTCAAGCCCCACCGCACAGTCATGGGTTCAATGACTTTCAACAACGCTTTAAACCGTGCGCCCGAGGGGTTTTTGAGGCGCGTCAGTTCATCAAACACAATGCCGTCAAAGTCCAACTCTTGTTCGGCTAACCATTGCAGATTGTCGTAGTTGGTTACGACAACCCACGCATTAGATTTAAGCGCAGCCAAACGCTGTGCGGGCGTACCCACGCATACCGCTATAGGCACCGGCAATTCAGGTGCCCATTTAATGTACTCGGCGGGCCATACGCTTGTCGCCACACGTTTAGGGGCTAACACTAAAAACCGGCGGGCTTCGCCATCTGTTAGCAAAGCCGTCATGGCAGTCAACGTAATCGCGGTCTTACCCGCGCCCACGGGGGCCAACACCATTGCTCTAGGACGGGCGTACAAAAAATCAGCCGCGTCTTGTTGGTAAGGTCTTAGTTCCATTGCGCTGCCATTGCGTTAGCAATGCCCTCATAGGTCTTGCTGCGAATCTTCCACCGGTCAGCACTTGGCGGCAATTTGTTCTGACCACTCGCGGTCTGATTGCCCCTGCGTGTTTTGTTGTCGCCCTCTAGCTTGTCGGTCGGCACAAGCAAAGGTAAGTTTTTAAGCCACAAGCACGTCTTCTTACTGGCATCATGGCCAAACCACCACGGCTGCACGATCTGATCGGGCTTGCGGATACGGCTGCTGATAATGCTAATCGGGTTTTCTAACGCAATTCGTTCTATAGGCGCGGCCATCAAACGCTGCACGAAAGTCAACGCATCCTCAGTCAGTTGCGGGTCGCGCAACCCACGCGTCGTCCAATGCATACCCGACACAGACAGGTAAGTGCAAGGCGGGTGGGCGATCATCATATCCCACCCATCGTTGATGATGTCAAACACATCACCTTGGTAGTGGGGTCCTGGCGCGTCCGTTGGCAACAAGTCACACGACATAGCGTCATGCCCTGCCCGTATGAACGCGTCGCGTACGGTGCCACTATATTCACAAGCTACTAATAAACGCATCGACCTGCTCCTTAGTCCATAGACAACTGTAGTTTTGACTTAATCTCGCCATGTCGGCGGCAAAAATTTTTTGTAATTCTGACAATCGACCTCCTTTAGTCTTGAGTTCTACAAACCATGTCGCCCCGTCAGGGAAACACGCTATACGGTCAGCTACACCACGGTGGCTAGGCGACGTGAACTTGTACGTCTTGCCGCCCGCGCGTTCGACCGCCCATTTAAAATAATTTTCGATTTCTGATTCTTTCATGTAAAAAAGTATATCACAAGCAAAAAATCATGTACAATTAAATTTCTAAACAGGAGATTACACTATGCTTCACTCAACTATCGTCGGCGGCTCGACCGCCAAACGCGTTATCGCTTGCCCCGCCTCAATTGAACTGGTCGCTAAGATGCCACCAAAGCCGTCTAGCAAATACGCTGACGAAGGCACCTTACTACACGGCGCCATTAGTCAAATCCTTGACTGCAAGGCGACACTCGAGTCTGTGATCGGTATGGTCTATGAAGGCATCACACTTACGCAGGAACTTTACGATGACAAGATTCTTGTGGCGCTTGCGGCGTTGGATGAAATTGATCCCGACAAGCAGATGGAGTTTGCTGTGGAAAGTAGCGTCAACTTTGGTGATCTTTTGCCTGGCGTGTTTGGAAGTGCTGATCTACTTGGCCGGATCGGCAAAAAGGCAATTGTTTTGGATTGGAAATTCGGCAATGGCGTGGCTGTCGAAGCAACTGAGAACGAACAGGGTATGTTCTACGCTGCTGCTGCCATGCGTACGCCGGAAACTCAATGGGTGTTTGAGGACGTTGAGGAAATTGAAATCATCATTGTTCAACCGCCGATGGTGAAGCGTTGGGTGACAACGCCCGAGCGTATTGCTAAGTTTGAATTTGATTTGATTGCTGCGGTCAACGGCCCACGCACTAAGATGGAATCCGGTGAGCATTGCCGATGGTGCGCGGCCAAGCCAACGTGCCCCAAGGTGACCGGCGCTGTTGATCGGGCGCTCAAAACCGCGCTTGTGCGTGTTGATGCTGACCAAATTAGTGAATACCTTGCACAAGCCGAACTACTTGAGTCGTGGATTGATTCGGTGCGTGTACTGGCCTACGATATGTTAGAGAACGATGTGCGTGTACCAGGCTTTAAGTTGGTCGCCAAAAGGGGCACACGTCAATGGGTGAATGACCAAGTAGCAAAAGATTTATTAGGTGACAAAGCGTATGAGAGTAAGCTAATCTCTGTAGCCCAAGCCGAAAAAATTATTGGTAAAAAGAACTTTCCGGCTGACGTAGCTGTAAGCGTTAGCTCGGGCAGTACGTTGGCTGCGGAATCTGATCCAAGGCCAGCGGTTTTAAATCTAGGTAAGCAACTCGCTAACCTAAAACTACTCTAAAAGGTACTCTAATGTTTAACTTAGCAAAACTCCCTGAAGTAAAGTCACTCTCTACAGCCCTGCGTACCATTCAAGCAGAAGTTGGCCCAACTGGCGTTGTCATCATCAAGATGGACAAGACCGGTCACTGGGTTTTTGGTGCTGACCAAACCGAAGTCGAATCTGATTCAACTTGGGCGGTCAATCCTTTTTCGTTTGTCCACGGCTACATTGCGTGGGGCGACGGTGAAGTACTGGCTGAGAAGATGGTGTCGGTATCTGAGCCATTACCTGAGATGGACGACGCACCACCGAGCGCCAAGCGCGGTTGGGAAGTGCAAGTCGGTATGTCGATCAAGTGTCTGACCGGCGAAGATAAAGGTTTGGAAGCGCGTTATACCACCACCTCAGCGGGTGGCAAGCGTGGCGTACAGACCTTAGCTGTAGCAATTGCCGAACAAGTGGACAAGGATCAGTCTAAGCCTGTGCCTGTTGTGTTGCTTAAAAAAGAACACTATCAGCATAAGTCGTACGGCCGTATCTTTACGCCGCTGTTTGATATTCAATCGTGGGTCAGCATGGATGGCGAAGAGCCTGAAGTCGAGCCCGACACCTCACCCGTAGCGTCTGCTATTGATGCTGCACCCGCCCGCCGTCGTAGGAGCGCAACATGAAACTTGACCTCTCATTAGACGAGATTAATAAAATCTTGGGTGTACTTGGGCGTCAGCCTTACCAAGAAGTCGAGCAGTTAATCGCCAAGGTTCGTCGTCAAGCATTACCGCAGTTGCAAGAACCTGAAGCAGAAGACGGTGTTGTTTACTACCCAAAAGTAGCTGAGTAAGGTTTAGGGGGCGGTTAGGCAAGCATTTGAGGATGTCGTAAGCGCGTGTTTTTCTTGCCTTCCAACGCGTATGCAGTAACGGCCAAATCAACGCCCCCACCTACACCTTATGATCCTATACCTAGACTTTGAAACCCGTAGCCATTGCGACCTAAAGAAGCATGGCGTCTACAACTACGCCCAAGACGCAACGACAGACGTGTTGTGTATGTCCTACGCTTTCGACGATGAAGACGTTGTGACGTGGTTACCCACGCAGCCGTTCCCCAAACGTGTACGCAATCACACCGGCTTGATCTACGCGCACAACGCAGCCTTTGAGCGTTTGATCTTTTGGTACGTCTTACAAATCAACTTCAAGTTAGAGCAGTTCTATTGCACCGCAACACAAGCGCGCGCCAACTGTGCGCCTGGTAGCCTTGAAGACGTGGGCCGGTTTGCCGGTGCAAGCATGAAGAAAGATTACCGTGGCGCGCAGTTGATTAGGGCGCTATGTGTGCCGCCGTTTAAAGATGACCCTGCGCTGATGCTTGAAATGGTGCAATACTGTGAGCAAGACGTGCGCGCCATGCGCGCCGTCAGTCAAAGCCTACGCCCCCTATCAGACGAAGAGTTGGAGGATTACCATGTCAACGAAAAAATTAACGACAGAGGTGTTTTGGTGGATGTGCATCTTGCCAGCGCAGCCATCTCTTACGCGGCCATCGAACTCGCGGACATACAGTCCATTGTCAGAACCGTCACCAATGGCGCGATCACGTCAGTCCGCTCGCCGAAGATGCGCGAATGGGTTAAAGAAAGATTAAGTACAGAACACCTTAAACTAATGGAGATTGAAGATGGAAAATACAGCATCGATAAACGCGTTCGCGCAAACCTCTTGGCCACGTCAGACCTACCGCCCGACGTTGAGCAGGTTATCCAATGTGCCGATGATCTTTGGGCGTCGAGCGTTGCGAAGTTCTCACGCTTACGCGACTTGGCAGATGTGGAAGATAGTCGCGTCCGTGGCGCGTTTGTCTTTGCCGGAGGATCGGCAACAGGCCGCGCGTCTTCTTACGGCGCTCAAGTACACAACTTCACACGCAAGTGCGCCCGCGACCCCGAGTCTGTTAGATCAAGCATGGTTCTCGGACGTTCCATCGTTCCCGAGTTTGGTAAGAGGGTCACAGACGTTCTAAAAGGGATGCTCAGACCCGCGATCATCCCCGCCAAAGGTAGGTTCTTGGTTGTAGCCGATTGGGCTCAGATCGAAGCGCGTATGACCCCGTGGCTATCAGGTCGGGGTGATGACGTGTTAGACGTGTTCAGGTCAGGGCGTGACATCTACGTTCGTGAGGCGGCTGCGATGTACAAGATACCCGAGTCGGAAGTCACCCCCGATCAGCGTCAGATTGGTAAGGTTGCAATCCTCGCTTGCGGGTTTGGTGGTGGCATTGGCGCGTTCTCTGCAATGGGCAGAGCCTACGGGCTAAGTATGAGTGAGTCTGACGCGCAGCGTACCGTAGACGCCTGGCGACGCGCAAATCAATGGGCGGTACGCTACTGGCAAGAGTTAGAAACTGGTTACATGATCGCCATGCGAAATAAGGGCAAAGAAATCGTTGCGGGTAGGGTAACCTACCTGTATGACGGGCAGCATCTATGGTACGCTTTACCCTCGGGTCGCATCCTCTGTTACCCCTACGCCAAACTTGAAGAAGATGGAATCAGCTACGCTAAAGCCGCATGGAAACCCGCCGCCGATGCACCCGCGTGGCCCCGTGCAAGACTATGGCGTGGCTTGGCTTGCGAGAACATTACCCAAGCCTGTGCGAACGACGTACTACGTTACGCTCTCAGAACCCTTGACGACGTTGTACTCCACGTTCACGACGAAATTGTTATTGAAACCGATCAGCCCGAACAAGTCACCGAACAGCTAAAAAAAGTAATGTGTACGCCGCCCCCGTGGGCGCAAGGTCTGCCCCTAGACGCCGAGATTCAGACAATGGCTCGGTACGGCAAATAAGTAACCCGCCGGTTTGAGGATATTAAGAGCCTTGGCGGGTTTTCTAAAAAAGAAGCCACCGGCTAGGGTGGCTTGAACAACTAAGGAGTATTGCATTGGACTTCGTCGATTATATTTCAAAAGTCGCCCCTGAGGGTGAAACTTGCCTGTTAGTGCGTCAAAAGCCTGTTGGTTCTGAACAACACGCCGACGGCACGATTAAGGCGACATGGCCAGCCTTTTACCCGAGCGAGTACAAGGAGGGCGGCGCGTGGTACTGCAACACCGCGTCTTTTCATATCGATCGGTTAGGTAAACGCCCAAGCGCGTCGATCCACAACTGCACCCACGTTGCCTTTTTAGTGTTAGATGACGTGGGCACTAAGAGCAAAGCACCTCCGCTTGAACCGACGTGGAAGATCGAAACCTCACCGGATAACTTCCAATGGGGGTATACCTTTGCGCTTGACGATCAACCTAAACATGAGGAGTTTAGCGCGGCCATTAAGGCTATAGCCGAGGCTGGGTTCACGGACAAAGGCGCAACCAACGCCGTACGCAACTTTAGGATACCTGGCAGCGTCAACCTAAAGCCCGAGCGCAACGGGTTCAAGTCGATCCTGACCGAGTTTCACCCCGCGCGTGAGTTTAGTTTGCCGCAGATTATGGGTGCGTTTGGGGTGACTTCAGGCCCCATAGAATCCGTATACAAACCGATTCATGTTGATGACGACGGCACCGACACGATTTTTGCATGGTTGGCCGAGAATAGCCTTGTTATCTCGCGCCCCAATAGTGAAGGTTGGGCCGGTGTGGTGTGCCCCAACAGTCACGAGCATACCGATGGCAACCCGCAAGGGCGTTACAACCCGTCTATGCGTGCGTATTGCTGTTTGCATTCGCATTGCTTGCAACTTGATAGCCACATCTTTCTTGAGTGGGTCGAGGGGCAGGGCGGCCCGAGTGCAGCGCCTGGATTGCGCGACGATTTACTGGCGTCCGTCATGGCCAAGACCTATGCAATTATTGCGCCTACCGCAGCGTTTCCGGATGACGTCAAAAAGCGCCAAGACGAGATAGAAGTACGCGAGTTGGGCCGCGTACAGAAAAAGGAGTGGTTCGGGCGATTTGCGTATATCCAAAGCGATGATTCGTATTTTGATATGCAAGACCGACGCGAGATTAGCCGAGGCACCTTTAACGCGCTATACCGGCACATTGTGTGCAAATCGATCCGTACCGGTCGCCACGTTGAGGCGTCCGTGTGCTTTGATGAGTTACGCCAAGAGAACGGCGCTCCTGCATTAATCGGCATAACCTATGCGGCCGGTGAAACCGTGCTTGTTAGCCGAGGCGGTGACGTCTACGGTAACCGGTGGCGCGATGCCAGACCTGTGGCCTTGCCTGGTGACATCACACCGTGGCTTGATCATTGCAAGCGCTTAGTACCTGAACCCGCCGAGCTCGAACATTGCTTTGATGTAATGGCGTTTAAATTGCAGCGCCCCGAAATTAAGATTAACCATGCCGTACTTCACGCCGGTTTACAGGGTTGCGGTAAGGACACTATGTGGGCGCCGTTTATATGGTCCGTGTGTGGCCCGAACAGCGTTAACCGTGGCCTGTTAGATTCTGACACCATGTCGTCGCAGTTTAATTATGCGCTCGAGAGCGAGATACTGATACTGAACGAGTTACGCGAACCTGATGCAAAGGATAGGCGTGCCCTTGCCAATCGTCTTAAACCGGTGATCGCGGCCCCACCTGAGTACTTGTCGGTTAACCGTAAGGGTCTACACCCCTATGACATGGCAAACCGTCTATTTGTACTGGCGTTCTCAAACGACCCCGTACCTATAGTGCTAGATAGTCAGGACCGCCGTTGGTTTGCGATTCGCTCGAACGCCCCGCGCATGACACCGGCCGCCGGTGCCGCGATATGGAAATGGTTTAGCGCCGGTGGCCTGTCGGCCGTGGCCGCGTGGTTATACGCGCGCGACGTGCGCGCCTTTAATCCTGGTGCGACCCCACCTATAACCGAATTTAAGGATACCTTGGTCGAACAGGGTATGAGTGCTAACGAGTCGTACCTAGTCGATATGATTCGCGACCGGCGCGGTGTGTTCGCAACAGGCGTTATAGCGAGCCCCTTTCATGCGGTGTGCGATACCCTATCGCTTAACGCTCCAGGCACCTATAAGGTGTCGCAGGGCGCGCTATTACACGCATTGCTTGAGTGCAATTGGGTAGACCTAGGCCGGATTGCGTCGCGTGACTTTGCGACCAAAAAACAGATATATTGCGCGCCGGATGTGACCGGCCTTAAAAAGTCAGAGCTGCGCGCGATGGCCGAGGGCGTGGTAGCGCGCGCGGATACCCCTTTGGCGTCCGTGTCTAAACTCAAGGTAGTAAAAAGCGCCCCGTAGGGCGCCGTGTGGTGTGGGTGTGGTGTGCTACAGGTCGAATACTAGGATTAATAAAATAACTGTAGCGGCCGCGACAAGTGAGATAGTCATAGCGGCATCAATCCGGCAAACAAAGGGTTAAGGCGCGGGATATAGGCGCCGATATCACACGGGAACACGCGCTTAATATATCCGCGCTCACACATCGAACGCAAGGTTACCGTGTCGCCTATTGAATAGACGGTATACGGCCGGTTGCGAACGTGTACCACGTCGCCCACATCTACGGTTTGGCCTGTTTTATATTTCATTCTGATACCTCAATCTCAAAATAATAGGAATAATCTAACGTAGTGGAATCGTTCGGGTCGTCGGGGTTTGCCAAGATAAACACGTTACAAAATACTCGGTTTGGGTTTTCGTCGTCTAACCAAAAACACAATGAATAGTTACCCTTGTGGGCCCATACGGTTTCGCTGTTTAACTCGGTTTCTACATCTTTTAACGCCTCAAAAATCAATTGCCTATCCGGCATATCAGAATCAGCGCCATCAAATTGCACGTCGGGTATAAAGTATTTCATGGTTAATCTCTCACAATGTAAAAAACACTACCTGAACCAATAACGCGCGTAGCGTTAAAAGCCACGGCTAGGGTAAGTTTCCAATCCTTTCGGTTAGCGCCGGTAAAGCGCGCAGGACGCTCGTAGATATAGCGTTTTTGGTCGTCGTGTACGTCAATAGTGTTACGCATTGTCGGGGTTAAGAAACCTGGTTCACCGGCGCGTATAGTTTTAATGTGGTTTAGCATTATCTGATATCCTTTTTAGGTGTACGGGGCGCGTAAAAACGCGTACCAAGGTGGACCCAATAGCCGTACTGATTGAATGTATACACTTGCCACGGCCGCACGACGCGGGCGCGGCCGTCGGGGCCGGTCGAGTAAATAACGGGCTCGGGCTCGAACATATACCCGTCGCGCTCGAATGCTGTTTTCATAGATACCCCACAATGCCGATATCATCGGACACTTCGACGACCCAATAAACAGGACCCCACGGTATCGCTTTGTAGGTATACTCGTCGTCGTCGTGCGCGCATTGGCGCGCGATATCTAGGGCCGTATGCTTTGGATGCAATAGGTCCGGTTTCAATTCGTTATTAGTCATTATGCTTTGCTCCAAAATTTAATCGCTTGCTCGGCCTTTTTGGCACCGGTCCCGTGCGCGGGAAAACCAATAATGGTTTTACGATCTGAGATCGCGCATAGTCCGCACGTCATGCACGTAATGTCGTCGCGCGTATAGGTTGGGCAAATCACCACACGGCGCCCGCATGGCGTGGTGGTGTTTTCTAGTTGATCGCTTGGCAACACGACGACGACAGGCCCTAGTTGATAATTTGATAGGGTATCGGCGTGTTCTAGCGTGTTGGCGCTCAGGTTTACAGTAAAACCCCAATCGTTAGCGCCACGGATATATTTAGCGTTGTTGCCCAGCAAAGGGTTGCAGTGTGTGTACGCAATGACACGCTTGCCGATATTGGCTTGGACCAAGTGTCCGAGCGCTTCGCCGTCGATGTGGCCCGCTTGGTTGGGTAGATCGCCCGCTTGGCCATAGCGCCATAGCGTGGCCGGTGGCAGCGCTTCAATGGCGTTACAGAACGTGGACCAATCGGTTCCGGCCGTGCCCGCATCAACACGGTTCCATAGAAAATTCAGGCCGTAATTTTCGGCATAACATCCGGCCTTTTTAAAGGGGCACACGTCGGGACACGTCGCGCGCGATGTCGTGCTAACAGGGATAGGTCCGGTTTTAACGTTAGATGACTTTGGTGTAAGGTGTACTTGGTACAAGTTTACGCAAGAGTATTTCATAGTTTTACCTTAGTGAAGTTAAGTTTAAGTTTAGAGAAAACAGGCAAGTATTAGCGCGACACACATTAAAAGCGCGGCCACGATATCGGAAAATTTAGACATTGGTTAGCCCCTTGTCGCGAATCACTTCAAACGCGGCCTGTTTTAATTCGCGATTGGTCGCGCTTGAGAAATCAATATCAGTAATCATTAGCGCCATGTGAACGTCTAGCGCTTGTTCGGCGCTTAGTTCAGGGAACCATTTATTTATGTCGCGGGTAACTTTATTCATGTCGAGCCCTTTAGAATAATGGCCGCGAAGCGCGGCCGGTTTGGTTTAGCAAATGAAATCGGGGTGAGTAGTAACGTGAAAAACTTCAGCTAAAGCGCGTAATTCGGTTTGCTCTGTTTTACGTAATGATGCGCGAATCATGAATGACAGAATGCGCGCAATAGCGCCGGTGTTGCCGAGTGCTTGGTATTGCTTGAGTGTTGCGACTTGTTTTTGGTTTGCTTTTGTTAGCATGATGTGTCTACCAGGTTGGTTAAGTGAGATTCTATTGTACATGAATTTATAGCAGTGTACAGTTATTTATAGCATAAAGCTCACAAAAGCTCACAATTTTGTGGGTCGTGTGGGTCGCGTGTGGGTCATAAAATCGTACCAGGATTGCCTACATAAAATGCCATATGGATTAAGGGTTTAGGTGACTTGTGGGTCATGTAGGTAATAGAAATAGTTGATAATCAAGTTTTAATATTTTACTGTATATACATACAGGCTTATTTTGAGATGGGGCGCAATCGCGCCAAACCCCGATAGACCGGCGCCGATTTAAATCGATGACCCACATTGCCCACATGACCTACATTGTCAAATTGGCAAGTAATTTACTGGCTATTTTCCCTAAGACTTAGTGAGTATTTGACACTAAGACTTAGTGAGTGTTATTAAGCAATCCTTTATGTTGCACTGCACAATGCTGCACTGCACCAGGCTGTTGTTGGTTGTCCAACAACCTAAGACTTAGTGAGCTTGTGGGTTGTCCAACAACTCGGCTACCAGGCTCTCGGCCAAAAAGCAAAATCCTGGGGGGTAGGGGGGGAGGGCCCTGCCGGTCACAGCCGCTAGCGGAGGGTTCACGCTCAAAATTTTTTTATATAATAAATTGCCTACATGACCTACAATCGCAAAATGTTATCTCTACACTTCACACCCCGCGAAGTCCGCGCCACCGAGTCGCGTTTGTTGCGCGTCTACGAAGCTGCGCGTCTAGGTCTGTCTAATGACGCGCTTGCGTTGAAGGCTGGCATGATGCCCGAGGAGTTTCGTAAACTCTGCCAGCTAGACCCTGTGGTCGAGTTAGCCGCCATGCAAGGCCGTGCGGAAGCGGAAGCGACCATGTCGCAAGTCGTGTACGACGCAGCCGTGGGCGGCGACGCCAAGATGGCGTTGGAGTTCTTAAAACACAAGCACGATTGGGTTGCCAAGCAGCAAGTGCAGGTGGACGTCACGCAACAGATCAGCATCATCACAGCGCTTGAGCAAGCCGAACAACGGTTAACTATAGATATGGAACCCACGGATGCAAACGACACAGTACAGCGCCGCCGAAGAGATGGCTCTAATGAGCCGTCTTTGGTCGCCCAAGATCAAAGATGACCCGTTAGCGTTTGTGTTGTTTGCGTTCCCTTGGGGTCAAAAAGGCACACCGTTAGAACACTTCACCGGCCCACGCAAATGGCAGCGCGAAGTGTTGTCAGACTTGACTGCCCACATTAAGCAAAACGGCGGCAAGATTGACTTTGACACGTTCAGGATGGCAACGTCCTCTGGCCGCGGTATTGGCAAATCGGCGTTAGTCAGTTGGCTTACCCTTTGGATGTTGTCCACCCGCATTGGTTCGACAACCATTATTTCGGCAAACTCTGAGTCGCAGCTACGATCGGTCACCTGGGCAGAGATTACCAAGTGGTTGGCCATGTCACTTAACAGCCATTGGTTTGAGGTTAGCGCAACGCGACTCATGCCCGCTAAGTGGATTACAGAGCTTGTAGAGCGTGACCTAAAGAAAGGCACACGCTATTGGTCGGTGGAAGGACGGCTTTGGTCAAGCGAGAACCCTGACGCGTACGCGGGGGTTCACAACTACGACGGTGTGATGGTGATTTTTGACGAGGCCTCCGGTATTGACGACGCCATTTGGGCGGTGACCGCTGGCTTCTTTACAGAAAACACGCCTAACCGCTTTTGGTTGGCGTTCTCTAACCCGCGCCGCAACACCGGCTACTTTTACGAATGCCACAACTCCAAGCGTGACTTTTGGAACACCAAGATTGTGGACGCAAGAACGGTCGAGGGTACGGACAAGGCGGTGTATCAGCAGATCATCGACGAATATGGCGCCGATTCATCACAAGCTGCGGTTGAGGTCTACGGTGACTTTCCCTCTGCGGGTGATGATCAGTTTATCTCGAGCTCAATCGTTGACGAAGCCATGCGTCGCCCACGGCTCAAAGACCTGTCCGCCCCCATTATCGTGGGCGTTGACCCTGCACGGTTCGGTTCTGACTCGACCGTGATCGCCATACGCCAAGGGCGTGACATTATTGGCATCAAACGCTTTAAGGGCGACGATACGATGACCGTTGTGGGTCATGTCATTGAGTGTATTGAGGAATATAAGCCCGCGTTGGTGGTGATCGACGAAGGCGGCGTGGGCGGGGGCGTTGTAGACCGGCTAAAAGAGCAGCGGTACAAGATTCGGGGCGTAAATTTCGGAAATAAATCAAAAAACCCGCTTATGTATGGTAATTTAAGGGCTCAGATGTGGGGTGATATGCGTCAATGGCTTAAAACTGCATCGATTCCTAGTGACAGAGTACTTAAAACTGATTTAATATCACCTGTAATGAAGCCCGATTCTAAAGGTACGATCTTTTTAGAGTCTAAAAAGGACATGAAAGCGCGGGGCTTGGCTTCCCCTGATGCAGCAGATGCTATATGCGTGACGTTTGCATTCCCCGTCGCGCACCGAGAGTACGCAGAACCAAAACGCCGTAGTCAATCAACTAACAGTTTACAAACTTCTTGGATGGGAGCTTGAAATGCCTAATACACAAGCAATCGGTGTCGCGTATAGCGATCAAATTATCTCTGGCGGTACCGTTGACAATTCGCCTATTGGTTTAGCAACACCTAGCACAATCGAAGGTACAACTGTTTACGCAGACACAGAAATTGGTTATGGAACTCCGGCACAAGGTGCGGTCACTCAGCTTACAAGCAAATCTACCGGTGTGACGCTAAATACGTCAGCCGGTCAGATTACGATGAACAACGCTTCACTGGCGACTGTGACCAACGTGACCTTTACGTTGACCAACAGCGTGTTGTCAGCCAAAGACGTACTGATCCTAAACGTGTCGGGTGCGGCAACTGCCGGTGCTTACAACTGTTGGGTGTCTAGCATGGCCGCGGGTTCGGCAACTATTACCTTGCGTAACATTAGCGGCGGCTCTTTGTCTGAGGCTGTTGTCCTTAACTTTGCAATCATTCATTGTGCATAATGGCTAAGAAATCCGTGTCGTTATCTGTAGGGCGAGGCGAAAAGCTATCTGTTAAAGAGGGCGCTGGGCTGACCGCTAAAGGGCGGGAGAAATACAACGCCGCCACAGGTAGCAACTTAAAAGCACCCGCCCCCAATCCTAAGACCGAAGCAGATAAAGGGCGCAAGGCGTCCTTTTGTGCAAGAATGGGTGCGGTTGCAGCCCATGCCAAAGACGGCGAACGTGCAAAAGCATCTTTAAAAAGGTGGAAATGTTGAAAACTGGACTCTACGCAAATATTCACGCAAAACGCGAGCGCATTAAAGAGGGCTCGGGCGAGAAAATGAACAAAGTCGGGTCAAAAAACGCCCCGACTGCCAAAGACTTTAAACAATCAGCCAAAACTGCAAAGAAGAAATGATCCAACCTCTACACGACAACATTGCGGTGCGCCCTGACCCGTTTGTTCAAAGCGGGCTGATTATTATGCCCGAGGAAGACACCCGCACAGGCGTGGTCGTGGCAGTCGGGCCTGGCAAGAAAGACTCAAAACGGCCTTTAATGGTGAGCGTAGGTGATCATGTCATGTACAGCGGTACAATTGACCGCAAGTACGAAGATTTGATCCTGATGAAAGACAAGGACGTAATCGGATTGGTATGAAAGACAAAGACATCATAGAAACCGCATTGCATCGCATGACAATGGCGATTGCCGCCTATTCTGATAGCCGTGAGGATGAACTTGATGATCTTCGATTCTACGCAGCAAGTCCAGACAACCAATTCCAATGGCCAGCCGACGTACTCGCTACGCGAGGCTCAGTTCAGGGCCAAACAATTAACGCTCGACCTTGTCTTACCATCAACAAACTCCCCCAGCACGTCAGACAAGTCACCAACGACCAACGCCAAAATCGACCAAGTGGAAAAGTAATCCCCGCTGACGACAAGGCCGACGTTGAGGTCGCTGAGATTTTCAACGGCATGGTGCGTCACATTGAGTATATGTCTGACGCGGACGTGGCGTACGACACCGCTTGTGAAAACCAAGTGGCGTATGGTGAGGGCTATATCCGGCTGCTCACCGAGTACGAAAGCCCCAATTCGTTTGATCAAAACATCAAGATTGGGCGTATCCGCAATTCATTCTCAGTCTACATGGATCCAACGATCCAAGACCCGTGCGGCTCAGACGCACAATGGTGTTTTGTGACTGAAGACTTAATGCTTGAAGACTTTGAGCGTATGTTTCCGGATGCACAACCCGTGTCCTCGCTCCAGGCGCAAAGCGTGGGTAACGAATCTTACGCACCGTGGTTAAGCGTAGACACCATCCGGATTGCCGATTATTACTACGTCGAGCATGAAAAAGCTACACTAAACCTCTACTACGGCAACGTAAGTGCCATGAAAGGCTCGCCTGAAGACCAGCAAATGGTTCAGATGGGTATGAAGCCAATCAAGAGCCGTATTGTGGACGTCAAGAAAGTCAAACATTGCAAGATCAACGGTTTTGAGGTGTTGGAATCAAACGATTGGGCAGGTGATTGGATTCCGGTTGTGCGAGTGGTTGGCAACGAATTTGAGATTGACGGGCGTATTCATGTGTCGGGCATTGTGCGTAATGCCAAGGATGCTCAACGTATGTACAACTATTGGGTAAGCCAAGAGGCTGAGATGTTGGCTTTGGCGCCTAAAGCACCATTTATCGGTTACGGCGGTCAGTTTGAGGGCTACGAAACGCAATGGAAAACAGCCAACACGACTAACTGGCCGTATCTAGAGGTAAACCCTGATGTGACCGACGGTGCGGGTAGTGCATTACCGATCCCACAACGCGCCCAACCCCCTATGGCGTCAAGTGGCTTACTGCAAGCCAAAGCGGGTGCTAGCGACGATATTAAA